TTCAATAGCGGCGGAAAGAAAGTGATTGAGCGTTTGGTTGAGGCGTATGGATTCACAACCAGACAGGCGCTATGCGACCACTTAGGTGTGTCCAAGAGCACTATGGCAACGCGATACATGCGTGACATCTTTCCTGCTGATTGGGTGCTTCAGTGCGTAATGGAAACGGGCGTCTCAATAGAATGGCTTGTGTCTGGCAAGGGTAGTTTGAAGACTAACGCTGCTACGACGTTACTTGATGTAGAAGCGCAAGAACTAAGAAATGGTGAAGCAATGGTTCTAGGAACATATAAAATTGACCCATCCTTACTTCTAAAGAAAATAAAATCTCCATTAGCTGTAAAATCTAACCAGCATGTCTACATTTGTGATCGTGAGGACTCCATCATTTCAGAGGGTCTATGGCTAGTTCAGATTGAAGAAAAAATAAGTATAAAGAAAATAAATCTTATACCAGTTAAAAGAGCAATGGTGTCAGGAGATGGTTTTTCTTTCGAGTGTGACGTTAACGACATTAAACCAATAGCTAAAGTTTATAATGTGATTAGTGAGGCTTAAATGGATATTGAGTGGAACTGGGCGCAAAGTGATAAATTTATTGATGAGCAACTTCCTCCCGATACTCTCGATCGCGAGAAATATGCAACTTATCTCTATAAAATTTGTTCAGCTCGCGGAGAAAAATCGAGCCTGGTTGTAAACATAAATGCTGAATGGGGTGCGGGCAAAAGCTATTTTACAAAGCGTTTAGCTAATTCAATATCTGCACATCACCCTACTGTATATATTGATGCTTGGAAAGATGATTTTTCTGAAGACCCCTTACTTACTGTATTCAGTTCAATTAAAGAACAATTGTCTGGGCAATCTGATGATTTTACTCGTAAGATTAATAAAACTGTCGAGAACATTGGCCCTCTTTTGAAGTCTGCAACTCCGGTTATCATTAATGGGCTGATAAAGAAACTAACTGGCATTGAAGATATAGCTGAATTAACAAAGGATTTATCCACTAAGTTATTAGAACTTCACACCGAAAAAGCATCAAGTATTGCGGCAGTAAAAAAAGGCATCAGCACTTGGGTATATCACATAGAAAACAAAGATTTCATCAATAAGAATCTGCCTCTTTTCGTAATAATTGATGAGCTAGATCGATGTAGACCAGACTTTGCAATTAATTTACTAGAAATAACAAAGCATATTTTTAACATTCCTGGCGTAGTATTTATTATTGCGACAGATACAGAGCAATTACAACACTCAATTAAAGTTGTGTATGGTAATGAGTTTTCTGCAAGCCATTATTTAAGCCGCTTCTTTGATAGACGATTTCTACTTCCCACGCCAATAATGAGAGATTTTTTAAGGACCATCTCTGCTGATAGTGTTGTTGAGGAATTTGACAAATTAAAAATACACATGTCCCCCCAACCTCCCAACTTTGATAGTTTCATTGATAATTGCGCTAATGTTTTTGAATCCTTAAGTATGAACCTTCGAGATTCAATTAAATTATATGAAAAATTAACTGACACACTTATAACAACCCAAAAAAACTTTGATCCTATTTTTCTTTTATTACTATCAATCATAAACAGTAAGAACAATGAAATTTATTCTCTACTTAAACAAAAGAAAACCGAAAAAACAACATTGACCAAAATGGACTCATCATTAACTTTATGCTTTGACCTATCAAGATCAACTACACGGGTTAATGTTTTGATGAATAATGGTGCGAGACTCGTAAATGAATTGCGTGATGAAATGATCACTGTAAATATTTCGGATTACATTTTCACAGCCCAATCAGTAATAGAAATAAAAAGTCCTGTAACCAAAAACGGCTCACATTATCCAGAGGAATGGATTGATGGCGGATTACCTCTTAATAACACTTTGAATAATCTACTAAAAATTGGCTGGGCCAGTACCAAAACGCATGATTTGTCTCTAAACCTGAACCAATATTATGAATTGATTGAACTTAGTACAACATTTGAATAATGTTTGAACGAGAAAATATCATACATTGACCACTGTCTAAATATACAGTTAAATTTAGCCCTTAGACAAGAGGGCTTTATATGACAGTAAGAAAACTCACCACAGGAAAATGGATTTGTGAATGCTACCCCGCCGGGCGTAGCGGGCGTCGCGTGCGTAAGCAGTTCACCACTAAAGGCGAAGCATTGGCTTTTGAGCGTCACACGATGGATGAGGCAAATGTTAAGCCCTGGCTAGGTGAATCGGTAGACCGCAGAACTCTGAAAGACGTGGTTGAACTCTGGTTCAAACTGCACGGTAAATCCCTGACCGCTGGTGAGCATATTTACGACAAGCTGGTACTGATGGTCGATTCACTCGGGAACCCTCTTGCTACTGATCTTAGCTCGAAATTGTTCGCGCACTACCGTGACAAACGCCTGACGGGTGAAATCTACTTTAGCGAGAAGTGGAAGAAAGGTGCCAGTCCTGTAACAATCAACCTCGAACAGAGCTATCTGAGCGGCGTTTTTAGCGAGCTGGCCCGTCTTGGAGAATGGACTGCGCCAAACCCACTGGAGAACATGCGCAAGTTCACCATTGCCGAAAAAGAAATGGCCTGGCTAACGCATGAGCAGATTACAGAGCTACTATACGACTGCCAACGCCAAAGCGCCCTGCTCGCTTTGGTCGTTAAAATCTGCTTGAGTACCGGAGCACGCTGGCGCGAAGCGGTGAACCTCACTCGCTCTCAGGTCACGAAGTACCGAATAACGTTCGTCAGAACCAAAGGCAAGAAGAACCGCAGTATTCCAATCAGCAAACAGCTATATGAGGAAATCATTGCCCTGGACGGCTTCAAGTTCTTTACAGACTGCTACTTCCAGTTTTTGTCGGTGATGGACAAAACCTCCATCGTGCTTCCGCGCGGACAACTTACCCACGTTCTGCGCCATACGTTCGCGGCACACTTTATGATTTCGGGAGGCAATATTCTGGCGCTGCAGCGCATACTGGGTCATCACGATATAAAAATGACAATGCGTTATGCGCATCTAGCACCCGATCACCTTGATTCCGCCTTACACTTTAACCCCTTAGCAACAATGCCTGCAGTTCAATGATTACGCAGTTGACCAGGCTACCTATTCGCAAATTATTTGGTCACTTCCAATAAAAAATAGGTAATGGACCACAATTTGATGTGCCGATTTGAGTGAGGAGCGGAATTTGTCCCTTCTATATTAAAATCATGGGCCCCAAATGAGAGAGCAACTTAAACTCGGAGGCTTACAAACATAGGGAATCCTGTCCTGCCAACATATTAAACCAGCCAGAATGACAGCTACAAACTTTGATTTTTTTTCTAAACGCACAAGTCTGTTTCCATATTGTGACAAGTAGTAATGCCTATTACTGATTTAATCAATCTAACCTATCACTGAAAATCAACCTCCATTAGGATATTCTTTCTTACCCAATCACCATTAGAGGTATTCACAGAATGAAATGATTTTTTTCCAAGTAATAAAACCGAGAGTGAATTTCCCAACGGAGCATATTCATAACATTTTTTATATTTACCTTCAGAAATATTTTCCCATACAACAAATTCCCCACCATCTCCTTTAACCCAGCAGTTATTAAGATGAAAAATTGCTATGCCATTATAAGGTGCATTTTCGTCTGTATGTATTGAAAGCCCACTGGCACTGCTTTTAGTTGCTCTTAGTTGAGGATAGCATTCTTTCGGTCTAATGAATGTAGACAATCCAACTAATGACGCTAAAAAAACCTTAAAGGGCTGTCCATACACAAATCTTAAAAACGGTTCTAAATCGTATGGTTCATGATAGATGATCACATTCTCCTCGCCATCTGGTTTATACGAAATGCTTAACGAGTGATTGTATTCACATAATAACTCATAAAACTCTGGGCGCCAAAAATCATTGAGGAATGCAAAATTATATGGCGCGTTATGAGAAATTTCATTTATTCGATTATTATAATAAATATCAACATAGTAGTCTGAAACCACTTCGATAAAATCATTATCTATAAGCGCCATAATAAATCATCCTTCTAATTCATTTAATTTCTTAAGAAGTGCATCCTTTTCTGGTTCGTTAGGTACATTCATTGGACCATCTTCAGGAGTTGGTTTCGTTGATACCACAGTAACAGTAACGACTTTAACTTTCAGGGGCGTTGGATCATCATCCAATTCAAACACTTCCCCAACCATTATTTTATCCGTAGATATATTACCCATAGCAACCTCACCATTTCTATAAAACTAAGGAATTGGAGTTAACCTATTGGTTCAATTATATAGTAGAGCAAGCAAGATTATAATCATTAACCTGAAAGTATGGTTTTTTTCGCAATGGCATAATACCCCCCTGGGAAGGTTTTTATAAGTATTGTGCACGTCTGCTAGGTAATGATGTTAATGTAAGAAGACTTTTGTGAGATTCTTATGGGCTAGCATCTCAACCTGCTGTTATTTGTTTTTTGTTTCCGAAAACATTACCAACTCAGGAGTAATTGTTAACCATTAGAGATGTAGTTCCAGCTTTGCCCGCTCCTGTATAGAGTGGCTATGCTAGCATCTCCACACATGCGTCGAGATTCTAGAGGATTACTCAAAAACTAATGCCAAACACTGCCAAGTAAGATTGTGCTCTCACTCTTTTATGGGATTTGAAGGGCTAAAGAATTAGTAGAGCAATTTGAAGAGAAAGTTCAAGACCATTTAACTTAGGTCAGAGAGAAATACAGTGGCGACAAAGTGGCGGCAGCGGTTGGCATTGCCCCGTAATCGCCACTCCTTACCACTAACCTAACTTATTGATTATATTGCAAGTCACTGTTTTCACTAACCCATTTACATAAATGGGTTTTTTGTTGCCTGAAATTCACAGCCATGTCAAACCCGCTGCGTCACCCTCCTTTCCTGCTCCGCAAATAACACCGTCGCACTAGCACCATTACCCCATGATATAAGCAGTCCCAGGTTCCTGTTTCCTCCACTTGCCCCTACTCCATTTGCACCCATACTTTGAACTCCCCCTGCCTCTTTAATTGAGAAAAGGCCATGCTGATGAAAACCAAAACCGTTGTCATTTTCGGTGC